AACAAGCAATAACACCAATCAGTCAGTACAGATCAACCAAAGCAGTGCTGTTTCGCGCCAGAGTTTTGGATCAGGCGTGAACTGCAGCGGACCAAGCTTCAATGCAACAACCTTTGCGCTGGGCAACGAGACCTTGCCTTATGACCCTGAGGGTTATGTACGCAGCGGAAACTACGGTGTGCAGTTGGGATTCAGTGTGCCCTTAGATGGCTCAATCACGGAGATGTGCAAAGACCTTGTGCGCAGACAACTAGAACGTGAACGGCTTTCGTACGAGTTAAGCAGAGCAGTGAAATGTAGTGAGTTGCTGGACAAGGGTTACACCATCAGACCCGATTCCGACCTGCATGTCTTGTGCGGCCATATCGTCTCCATTTCTGCTTGGCGTCGGACTCAGCAGGAGGCTTCCCCCGTAATTTTGCAAGACTCTTCAGTCCCTTCGTCATCACAGGCTTCAAAACCTTCTGCAGATACTGAAGAATCTGACCAGCAGCAAGAGTCCCAGCCACAGCCGCCACAGAAGAGGCTCCAGCAGTAATAACAGCCGTAGAAACAATCTCAGCACGGGGGACAGGTACGTCTATTGACGTTCCAGGTAGCGTAAATGTAGTTATCTCATTTGGCGGTGCGACCAGCTCTGTGGTTAGCGGCGGGGACTGTGATTGGGGTTTGTCTGCCTCTGGTTTTTTTGATTCCTCTTCTTGACGCTTTTTCTCGTCTGCGGCCATTTGACGCATCTGCGCCGCAGAAGGCATTACCAAAGGTCGATACGAAGGAACTTCAGCACTGGGAACCTGAAGGCGCATCCTGGGTGGAAGTGCAGGTGCAGTGGGTAGGTTCAGAGCTGGAGGTAGAAAAGATGGGGTGGCGTCCATACTTCTATGGAATCACGCTTCCTGTTCCAATGCGACCCGCAAAATGGGAATACTGGCATCAGACGGTTTGATAGGCATTAAAAAAGCCCTCTCCGTGTGAGGAAGAGAGGGCTTCTATCAGGCTAGTGAAGTAACTCAGAAACGATACTTAGAGCCAAGCTTGATTCCGTAACCAGCATCGCTGTCCTTGAACTTGGCGTAGCTGACCTCGGTGTAAATGTCAGCCTTCTTACTGACTGCAGCTGATAGGCCAGTTTTGCCAGAGAAGCCCCACTCAGAGCTGCTTCCATCGTTAGCCATTGCAGGACCTGCTTGGATGTACCAAGGGCCTTCTTCCCAGCCAGCATGCAGCTCAAGAGAAGAGCCAGCAAACTTAGAGCCAGTGAAACTGGCGTTGTATTCGGGGTTTACATACACAGACGGCTCAGCCATGGCAGGAGCGCCTGCTAGTGCAATAGCACTTGCAAAAGCAAGAGGCTTAAACATTTGAAAGAAGGAAAACCGCTGCCACCCTATAGGGGA